GTCATCGACAGGGATGTAAGGCTGTGCCTGTAAAGCCTCGATGTCGATCATCTGGCCCATAGCTTCGGCCTGCTGAGCTTGCATCTGCATTTGCATTTGCGCTTCCTGCAGCATTGCGGGATTCAGCATCTTCATCTTGATGTTTTCACGCTGAGCCTTACGCTCGGCCACCTGCATTAGATCGAGGATTTTCTGAGCTCCACCAACTTCGAGAAGGCGCAGAGCGAGGTTCTGATCGATCAAGCCCATGCCGAACATGTCCATGACACGAGCATCGGTGGCCGCTTTCGACACGCCGACAGAGCTGCCGGGCTGGATTCGGATGTCCGTACCGTTCTTGATGTCAGCACCCGTGAGCATGAGCGTGTCAAACGATCCGTCAGCTCCCACAGTCTTGATCTTGCGTCGAAGATCCACAAACTGCACAAAGTTCTCCAGCGTCTGCTGAGCAATGCGGTTGTAGCCATCTTCGATGTTCTGGAACTGCGGGGTACGGAAAGCGTTGTCAGCTTCCTGCAAGTAGGCGATCGCGGTACCCGCAGTAACGCCGGCAGGTGCGTTTCCACGCGAAACGTCGTGCTGACCACCGATGTTCTCGATGTCAGCAAGCACACGATCCTGCTGTTCTACGTAGTACGCAGGGAGTGGGGAAAGCTGGAGCGGTGTCGGAGCAGCGAAGCCGGCCTTGTACTCAATAACAAGACCCGGCTCGTTCGTGATCTTGCTTGGCACGATGCTGCCTTTTTGAGCAAGAAGCTGTGGCTTAGCCATGCGGTTGCCGGCATCAGCGATCTGCGAACGCAGAATGTTGTACTCGCGCTGCAATGGGTTCAAGTCCACCAGTGGCGAGTCGCCGTAGAACGTGCTTGTCGGAATGTGCTCAAACTTGGTGAACGGGTACATGCCGTGGTTGTAAGGCATGCCGTCGCGGGTGATCGACACGATCAGGTCGTCGATCGAGATAATCACGCCACCTTCGGGCATGAGCTTGTTAGCGCCCGGCTTCAGCCACGTTTCGTACACAACGACAGAATCAGGTGCGCTGGAGTTGGCGTTACCGAGGTTTAGGTAACCTTCTTCGATGATCTGATTAGCGCTTGACACGCTGGGCTGGATGTCCTTGCCCTTCAAAGCCTCACCAAAGTACTGGTAGCACCAGCTGACAGGCTTCGTGTAGGCGTTGATCAGGAACGGCTGGTCGTCGATGTCTTGCTCGCGGATGTCAGGCACAAACAAATGGAATGGCGTGACGGCTCCGTAGCGAATTGTGCCCTGCTGGCCACTGGCCTTGTCCATAGCATCCTGATCCCACCACGTCTTGATGAAACCGGTGCCCGTAACAACGGTCCACCACATGGCCCGCGAGTAGTGGTAGCGGAGCTTCTGCGTTTCTGAGATCGACTGCCACGCCTGCTCAGCTGCGTAAGCGGCCCGGACATCCTCGTCCTCAGCTGTCGCGGGAACGGCCACAGCGTTAGGGATGGCCGACAGAAACTGCGACAGCTCCGATCGGACGAAAGCGCGAGTGCGGTTCACAACCTTGCGTTGCGAATAGTACGGCTTCTTAGGCATGATCAGCTTGCCCTGCATGTCTGCCGGGTACTGGCCGCTAGTCTGCTCAACCCACTGCTGGCCGTAGAAGAAGGCCATGTTGGTGTACCACTGCAGCTGACGCTGCGTGCGAGCCTGCTTAGCCTTCGTGTACTCCTGCTTTACCCACGCGGCAAGCTTGGCGGCATCCTTCGACTGAAGAAAAGCGTCAAGCTTGAAACCATTATCGACCGGGAGCTTCGTTGGAGCCGAAGAACTCTGCGTCGAGTCCAAGTTCGGAGATGAAGGATTGTTCAAACTCATTTACGGGATCCTCAGCTAGAAGTGGGTTGCGTTCGGCAATGCGGGAGATTTCCCCCTCATCGGATGGGTCAAAGTCATTGAAATCATCATACCCGCCGGTTGGAATAACCGTCGTTAGGGCCTGAAAAGTCATTGGGTCCTTAGACACCATCAACTGGATCAGACGTTCTTCACGATTCCCAGCATCAGTGAGTAATTCTTTGTATGTGTAAAGAATTGACTCAATTTTTTGCAGGTCGTCTTTCTTTTGCAGGTTCAGCTGCCACGTCGTCCACACTAGGACGGCTGACAGCAGCCCCGGCAGCAATATGACTAATGATATTTCCAAGCCGGTCATTCAGATCCGTCCCTTCTTGCAGGCCTGCCTTGAAGCCTTCGTTGTATTTTTCCATGTCGTAAAGCGAACGCTCCTGCGCGTTCTTGGTATCAATCAACCCAGCGATCTCTGCCATCTCTTTGATGGTTTGGACCGACAGGTATACGCGGCCTTTGTTCTCGATCGACACGCTAATGCCGGTGTCAATGAACGGGCCGTTTGGGGAGCGTGTAACAAAGTCCACGCCGGGCATGAGCGCTGGTGCGTCTACGAGTGCCCACCTGCGAGCATCTTCGCCTTCAAACGCCATTTCAACCTCCGTAGTAGTCGCCTACTGATTCGTATGTGTCCCACTGAGTATTTTCGTCAGTCTCGTTGTACTCATCGACAAAATTGACATTTGGATCGCTTGCCATTTTTGCCAGTAAGTCCATATACGGAATTGTAGTCGGTGTTTTCTCATTTCTGGTAAGTTCACGACTTTCGTTGGGTCGCAGATCCGGCATGAGCGTCATAAAGTAGCGGGCCGAGTCAGCGGCGTGGTCGTCCTTCTTGTGGATCTCCTCCTGCTTATTCATCTCGTAAGCCTGCTTATCTGACGAGTACGTTGCCCACCGAAGCTTCTTGAGCTCGCGGATCAGGTTGTGACAGTTGTTGGTGATCGTCCACGTAGGCGTGTTGTTTGATCGGATGCGCATGTATTCCTGCATCTTCTCAATACCAACCACCACACTGCGCGGCACGCCTTCGACAGCTACGTACACACCGTTTTCTGCGTAAGCCTGCAACACGGACGTGCCTGTGATACCGGATGTCTGTTTCAGCGCGGGATCGCCTGTACGGATGTCAGCCTGTTTGCCCCATGCTTTCTCGCGCTCGTGGATCACTGCGGAGTGCTCGGAGACGGTCATGTTGGATGAGTAGTGCTCAGCGAACGTCACAATGTCCCCGCCGGGAGCTACCGCGTGCCAGAGGATAGCTGTCGGGTTGTTCCAACCGTGGTCGATCGACATGTACCACTCCCAGTTTTTAGGGGGGATAAACGGATCGACAACGTATTTTTCGTTTTCTTGGGCAAAGTTAGGGAACACCAAACCGGATCGAGCAACGAAAGAGCCTTTTTCGCGGATCTCACGCTCCTCCTTATTCATGCCCATCATGTAGAAATCCATGTCGTCATCTTCAGCTTCGATGTATGGGTTTTGTTCCGCCGACAAAGTAAACGTGGCAATCTCGCCGTCAGGGTTTTCTAGTGCGGGCTCCCACAACAGGTCATACGTCCAGCCCATACCTTTGGTTGGTGTAGCTGCAATAACCCACCAGCCGTTGTAGTCGATCAAACGCATCATCGACTCGTTGAAAATGTGCTGTGGTGGCTCCTCGTCAAAAAAGATCAGGTGACGCGGCACACCACCAAGTTTCATCAAATCCATACCCCACGTCACAAAATCAATAGTGGATCCGTTGGAGAACGTGAAAATAAGGTTTTTGGTATCCCAGCTTTTATCGAAACTGCCGTCCACCAGCATGGACGTAGTTGTCCAACGCTTCAGCTTGGGCAAAACGATCTGTTCGACACCTTTAGCAATATCAACTACGACAAAACGAATACTGACTGGGCCTTTGCCCCACGTGTTTGGGCGCTCGATGTACGGGTGCGTGTTCGTGGCCCACCAGATCGCCTCCACGACTTCAGCGTCAGATTTACCACCACGGTTACCTCCAGATAGAAAGCGTCCGCGTTTAGCTGTCGTGTGAAACCGTTTCTGTTCTGGGTAGTCTTTCTGGCCGTAGGCGAGAATGTTTGGCTTGCGAACAGATGAGTCAAGCTCGTCGATCGCAAGATCAAACAGATCTTTGAGCGAAGGCTCTTTACTAGGCACTAGACGAGTCCGTAGCTCCCAATCGAACGAGCAGGGCATTTACTGATACACGCCATGCGTCGGTTGATCGTGAGCCCGTGATCGTGAGCCCTTCGAGGATGAGTGCTGAGTCGCCACCATCGTGCACGTGATCTCCGGGAGCTGCCTGATTAGGGTTGGGTCCTAGCGTGTGGTGCTGAGATTCGAGACGAAGATCTAAATCAGAGTTGGTGTGGAAATCGTCTACTTCCTCTGCTGAAGGTTTAGCTGCGTTACCGCCGGAAACTTTACGGACAGATGATCCGTATGAACGAATTTTTGGCTGTGCCATGTGACCTCCTAAGATCAGAATTAGCGTATCAAAAAACACCCCCGCTTATAGCGGGGGTGTTTAGTTTTTGTTTAGTTACTGGCAGCTTTCGCATTGCAGCGCTTCCATCGGATCGATGGGGCATGCGTAGCCTTCTACCATTTCGTTTTCCACTTAGGCACTCTTCTTCGGTGCGTTTGCGATAGCCAGCGCTGAGAAAGGCACAGCGAGGTTACCGATCACTGCGACAGCTACGGTCAGCCAGCCGGGGAACGGAGCTCCCAAAGAGGCGAAACCGACAGCTACGTTTGTGACGACAATCGACACACCTGCGTACAGGGCGTAAGCGAGTTTGCGGTGAGATGACTTCATAATGATTACGCCAAGATCGGCTGTAGGCAAAGAAGCAATTTTTTCTTCAGATTTGGTGGGCACGGGCTTCCTTTCAGGAATTTTCTTCGGTTCGGTAATGGATTCGCGTTGTTTAGGTTTAGTTGGTTTGACGGGCTCGGGCTTGACGGGCTCGGGCTTGGGTTTGACAGGCTCAGGTTTGGGTTTTACGGGAGCGGGAACTACCGGCTTTACAAAAGTTCCGCCACTCAAACTTGCTTGAAGCGATCGAATGGTTTGCGGACCAAAGCTACCGTCAGCAGGCACACCCAAAAATCCCTGTAACGCACGTGTCGTTGCGGGGCCCCAAGATCCGTCAGCAGTCACACCAAGAAACGACTGCAATGCGCGAGTGCTAGCTGGGCCAAAATCGCCATCAGCTGTAACACCCAACGCTGTTTGCAAAGCGCGTTTCGTTCGAGGCCCAAAATCGCCATCAACCGCAATGCCAGAAGGTGCTGAGTTGCCAAACCACGGCATGACATCTTCACGCACTCCGTTGGGGTCAACAAGGTGAACATGCACGTGGGGGCCGGTTGACGAGCCTGAACCGGCTGCGCCTTTTGCGCCACCCGTGTAACCCAACAGCTCACCCGCCTTCACGGAACGGTTTGACCCGTTGAAACCAGAACAATGCAAAAACTGCATCACATAGCCGGGGGAGTCTGCAAGCGCAAGACTAATGATGTATCCGCCCGAGCCACTTCCAGCCTCAAAACGAACCGAGCCAGCGACAGGTGAGTAGATAGGTGTGCCAACAGGGGTTGCAAAATCAACACCCCCCAACGATCCGCGCCGACGATGCGCCGCCCAATCGTCGCTGACACGATAACCAGCAAATGGATTAGTCATGGCCATTATGATCCTCCAGCCGGGTAAGGATTAGCATCTTTCACAGCTTGAATAGCGTCAAGCCATTCCTTTTCGGTTGCCTCGCCACGCTGATATTGCATGAAGATAGGGTCGGCAATTTTTTGATAGGCGAACTGACGCGCAACAGTCACCGCGTCATACTCGCGCTGATATGTGTTAGCCGCCCACGCTTCTCGATCCGCAATCTGTTCAGGGGTAAGATGGACTTCAATAATTTCTGTCATGGTAATTCCTAGTTGTTGTAGCCGAGAATTTGAACGGTACCAGTAATGTTTCCTGCTGTTGGGTAAATAGTGAAACCGTCAAAAGAAAGTGTGTTGAGTTGAAACATGATTGCGCTGTCTAAAACAAGAAAACTTGTTGCATCACTCGAAGCGGCTTTGCCAAAAATGTTTTTTCGCCCGACAACTGCCGGGTTCATGACATCGCCAATCCACATCAGATGATCGTTTGACTGAGCCGCCGACCAAATCATGAGAGTAGAAAAAGCGTTAGTTCCATTATTTGTCTGTGTTGTACCAGTTGACCTGTTATAAAACTGTGTCTGCACATAGTTGGTTGTGCTGTTGTCTGTTCCAGCATTTCTAAAACGGAAAGAAAGTTGCGCGTTTGTAGAAGCGGTTGGAACCCTAATAATCAATCGGTAACTGTTGTAAGCAGAAGTGAAAACACCGTTCAAACTAACAGAAGTTGCTGTGGTAAAAGATACAAGACCTAAGGCGTTAGTTGTCGCAGTACCCCCAGCAACCGCCACTGATGTGGGCCGAACAGTTACAAGCCCGTCAGCACGTGTAGTTGTATAAAACCCAGCCGTGTCTCGTCCGCCGACATTGGTGCTGGCGTTGTACAAGGCGTAGTACTGTTCGTATTCCGCAAGATCTGACCTAAAAACACGGACACCTTGAACTCGGTACGCAGCTGACGCTTTAGCGTAGGCGGTATCGCGGGTAGCCGCGCTAGCAAAAATTGCCTCATTCTGCTGGACCCACGCGGACCCATCAAAAATCATCGTAACGTCGCCTTCTTCGACAAAGGCGCGGGACCCTGAAACCATGCCCGTCAAAGCAGCGAGGGCTGTGAAGTCAGCAACAACGGAATCAAGAATCGGGATCCGCCACGCAGCTCCGGACGTGTTATACACGAGAAGCTTGCGCGTGTCCGTTTCGTAAATCAACTGGCCATTCAACGGCGAAGCGGGGCGCGTGCTGGACGTGCAGACAGTTGCCGCACCGCCAATCTGTTTCCACGCGGAACCGGCCGAATCCCACACCAACGTGAAGTTAGTGTCCGTCTCAAAAATAATCTGCCCGTTCCACGGCGTAGCCGGGCGGGTAGTTGAAGTAACGACGCGCATGCCGACAGCCGCGTCAATGTCATCAAAGTTCTGGTTGAGCACAGCTACGTCAGCTGCGTCCGCGTAATCTGGCTTATCTAAGCCAAGTCGCGTGGTGGTGGTTGCCATGAAAACTCCTACGGGTTTAGTGCCTCCAGTGTACCCGCCGCAAGCGAAACTTCACTCATAATCGCCTTACGCGCTTCCGGATCCGGCACATGCTTGATAATTGCTTCCAACAATGTCATCACAACGACACGCGCGTCCTCAACCGACTTCGCGTTCGGGTTCCAACGGCCCGTAATTTCGAGCACCTTGTCGATCGCACGGTCCTCACCCGCA